TGAAACCATTGTGCAGACATCTGATATTTAGCCATACGCCACACACTCAAGGCAACAGTCTCACGAATTTTCACCGGATCCGGTATCTCGTCCACATCAAACAGTCCCACGACCGCATCATCAGGGACACCCAAACTATCCAACAGGTCAAACCCTGCCCTACGTTGTGCGAACTCGTTATCCCAAGGGTTTGCTGAAGTTTCCATCACCACCAGCACGTACACCATCCGGTCAGACAGCGCTTGAGGAAGGTCGGGTTTGCCGTGAGCCCGCGGGATGCCCGTAAACGTTTTGTCGCCCTCGACGACCACCGTTATGTCTGCACCCAAAGTTTCCATTCGTGCCTGCAACATGTCACGCTCGCCCGCAAACATCACCACATCAACTAACAAGACTCCTCCAACGACCACAACCAGCCACCAATAATTTCCGACATAGAAGGCATCGGTGTCGAATCCAACCAAGACAACCCAGAATAATGATCGCCAGACAAAGACCAAGACTCGCCAGGCCGCGCAACACTCACCGCCCGCGCCAAATCAAAATAGGGTAGCTCGTCAAAGTCAAGACAAGTGCGCACCTCCACCGGCACCTCAACAACAACCTCCCTATCCTCAAACACCGTCACAATAGGGCCAGCAACATCAACACGTTTCTCCACCACCACAGGAACACTCGGGGCCACATTCACCACCGACGCCTCAGCCTCAGGGAAAACAATGGCAGGAGTTTCCACCACCACAGTAGGCGCAGGAATGACCGGCCAATCACCGACCTCAACCACCACCGGTGCAGGCCCAGGCAACAACAGGGCACCCGTCACAATCGCGAACGGAAGCAACAACTTGCCCGCCAAATCGTCAAGCAAAATAGTTCCTCAGGAACGGCATCCACAACCCATCCCACACAGTCTCCACATCAAACTGCAAAGCAAACTTTCGAGACACCGCACTAAAACCCTGCCCCACATCATAAGCCTGCACCAAAGCAGACACCACCGACCCAACCAACGGCACCTGAAAAAAAGCTTTCTGAGGTTCATCCCAAAACGGTTGCCCCTCCACAAGAAAACCATCATCCGCAACAAGGTCAGCGGAAGCCGCCCACCCCGACGCAATCACCCTCGTCCCACACGCCTGCGCCTCCACAGTAGGAACCCCAAACCCTTCCCCATACGACGGAGCTAACAACACATCGGACGCCGAATAAATACTTGCCAACCGTTCCTGCGAATACCCCACCCGCAACTGATCACGATTAGCAAAAGTCACCTTACTCACAGGGATACCGACCGCCTTAGCCAAAACACCCAAATCGAAACCGCCCGAATTAGGTGCAGGGTCAGCATGAACATACAAATGTGCGTCAGGACGTTTCTCCAAAAACATTGCGAACGCTAAAAAGTTTTCCCCAAAAGCCTTCCGATGCACACGCCCATCAGCTTTATTCGCTGCCACCATCGACACCAAAAAAGTGTCGTCAGGGACACCCAAAAAGTCGCGCCCCGAAACCCCATCAACCTTGCTCGTACGCTGAAACACTTTCGTATCAACACCATGCGGAATATACACCGAATCAATATCGGCACCCGCCAACTGTCTCTGCCCAAACGGCGACATAGCTACAGGTGTCACCTGGTCACGACGCAACCACTCAGCCACCCCAGGCGGCATCGTCACATGATCCAACGGCACCCACGAAATAATAGGCGCATCACCCTGCCAAGCGTTATACACCCACACATCATACAAAGTCATTAACGCATGCTTTAGTGTCCGGTCGTAATGTGTGCGGTGTGCCTCATGCCACGGCGTCAACACATCCTGCGAATACGGTGCAACACCCCGAGGATAATGGGCAACCTCACCATGCTTCACCCGCAAAGAACCCACCGAGCCCTCAAGCCCATAGTTAGACAATGATGCAGTTTTTATTCCATGACGCACCAAACGCTCCACCAAATACTGGGCCTGCTGCCCATACCCTGTAGGCGCCCCCGGTGTATTAGACGCTAACGAAATCAGTCCAGAAAGTTTCTCAAAAGTAGGCATGACTTCATAATAGCGAAAACCCCCGCCGTGAACCTACAACACGACGAGGGTTTCCAGCTTAGGAACCTAGAGCTTATGCAAGCGTCAGGGTTTTGATGTGAGCCGCACCGTTAGCAACACCCGCAGCGAGGCGGTAAACGAAACGGTAACCGGTAACATCGTTAGCGAAATATGCTTCCACGCTGACAGTAGTAGTCAGTCCGGTAGTCGCAACCTTCACGGAAGGCCAGTGACCAAAGAGAACCGCTTTCGCGCCCGTAGCAATGTTCGCCACGGCAGGGTTCTCGAGCACAGGGTAACCAAGAATACGGTCAGGGCCACCAACAACAGGGTCAAGAATGTATGCGCCAGCATCATCCTTCAAGCGACGAATCGCACCCAGTGTGGAAGTGTTCACCATAAACGCGGCACCAGGAAGCATACGGGCCATACCGTCAACCGAATACGCGAGCGTAATCAGCTCATCAGCGGTGATAGCGTTCGTAGTTCCAGCAGTCACACCAGCACCAGCAGCAGCAATAACCGCAGCATGAATCACCGTGTTCGCGCGAGTACCAATCGCAACACCGGCCTGCTCGACCAGGTTAGCTTCCACATCGAAACCTGCATCCATAACCAGCTCATTGCTTAGCTGAGAAATGAACGCCTGCTTCGTGGGGTTGAGCAACAGGCTGCTATAGGTTGCGTTAGATTCGGCAATCGCTGAACCCTCAGTAACCTCGGCGGCAGTGCTGTAACCAGTCATCACAGGGATGCGAAGGTCTGCACCGGAATCGCGCACAAACACTTCAGACGTTTCCAGGTAAGGCCCAACCAGTTTAGCCAGCGCATACACGCGATCCAGGAAGTTGACAGGCACAGTGTCAGCAGTCGAAACAAGCGCGCGCTTCTCAGCATTGCTGAACATGTGTTCGCGCACTTCACCGCGAGCCATTGCGCGGAAAATGTCGGCAGAGCCAACAGCCGCTTCCTCAACAGGTTTGAACCCGCGAGAAGCTTCCGCAACTTCCAAAGCGCGTTCTTCAGACTTCGAAGCAACATCGATGGAACGGGCAGCCGAATCAATGTCAGCCTCAATACGATCAATTTTGGTCAGTTCGGCCTGGTCTAACCCGCGACCTTCAGACTCGGCACCGTCAATGACGTCACGAATCTGCATGGTGAGGTTAGCTTTCAGCTCTTGCTGACGCTTAACAAACTCAGACATACTACGTTCTCCTTTATAGAAAATGAATTAGATTACGCGGTCGTGTTGACACAAACCACTATCGGCAGCGTTGACGCACATCCGATACCACAATTTTATCTCACAGGTTGTCATGCGCTCCGTGGAGCTGTGGGGAGTCGAACCCCAGTCCGACAAGTTGCCCTCACGGGTTTTATCTTGCCGTCGAAACCATCCAGCCCCAAACCTATTTTAGGGCAAAGAAAACCCCTACCGTCGAAAGGGTGTGGACGGTAGGGGTTACCCGCTTTTACCGCTTTTCAGCAGCCTCAATCACGCGGGTTTCCTTCACCGGCTCAACATCGAGCGCGACAATCGCGCGAGCCCACTCATCAGCTAACGCAAAAATTGCGCCAGACGACGGGTTACCCGCAACACTCAAAATGGTTTTCTTTACTTCAGCATGACTAGCCATTACGCCCCCATCAACAATTGCAGTTTCTTCTTCTTCAACAACAACATAGCCTTCCCATGCTCATCATCAACAACAACCGGTTCAGGGGTTGGCGCCAACTCTGAAAGAACCTTCTCCAACAGAGTGCGATCGTCTGCACTAATGTCGTCGCCGTTCTCAATTTTCAGCAACGCATCCGCCAAAGCATCCGCATCAACCTCAGCACGTTTCGCAATTTTATCCAAACCGCGCACCGTAGCAGTGCCAGCCGTCTCAGGATACGCAGGGAACGCCACCAAAGAAACCTCATGCAAACGCACAGACTTCAGCAAGCGCTCGTTCCCCTCAGTGTTCCAAGAATCGCCGCCCCGTGTTGGCATAGAAAAACCAAAACTGAATGCAGAAACATCGCGACGGCTAATGAGCTCCCGAGCATCCCGCCCGTGAGAAGTATTAGGTAAGGTAGCG